CCGATGTTCCGTGTCTGGAAAAGCTGATACGTTCCGTCTGGAAATAAAAGACCGTACGCCCAGCCCTGCGCCCAACGTAGCTTTCCGGTTTTCTTGTTCACATAATCCATGTCGCGTTTGCAGAGACAGCCGATGCTGCGCGCCTCGGCAGGTTCACGCGATGCCACGGACGCCGTCTCGATAGTGTGAACGTGGCCGAAAATTGCGTTGCCGTAAATTGCCGCGTGCGTTCGACACGCGCCGACGCCCGCATGGAATCCGTGCAGCACCGAGAGCTTGCCGAGATCGAGCACCCCGAGATCGGAGTCATACGGTAGCATCTTCGCGCGGCATTTCTTCACCACTGCTTCCATCTGCTTAATGCCATCAGTAGCGTAATCACGAAGCATACCAGAGCAAGAGTTGCGAAATTCATAAAGTCGTTCGTCGTGATTGCCGCGCAGGAAATGATTGCTCGTGCCGCCGTCGAAGAAGCGACGCAGGAAATCATTGCCCGCCTCCCAGTCGTCGGCCAGCGATGCGGCTTTCTCCTCGTCGCTCGCGCCCTTGCGTAGATTGCGGAAGTCGTAGTTATCGCCAGCGTGGACGCGTATCTCAGGCTTCCACTCTTTCATGAACGACCAGAGTGCGCCGACGCTCGCCTCATCAGCCATGTCGCCATGATTGTCGCTGACGACGATGAAGCGTTGTGCGCCTTTAGACATCGAGTGCGTCGCTTAGGTCGATCGAGGTAAGCCCACCGCCAGCAAGCAACGTCTCGGCCTTGGCTGCAACGTAGAGTTGAGCGAGGACTTGATGGTCGGCGAGTGCTTCCGCGCCGAGATACTGCGTGAACTTCGCGCCGCTTAGTCGGAGCTTGGCGATGACCGGCACGAGGTAATCCGCACCGGCCTGCGCGTGTGCTGCGTCGAGGTAGAGCGCGAAGATCGCCGACGCTTCCAGCGTTGAACGGTCGTAGCGATACGACGTGAGGCGAATATAATTGCCAGAGATACCGGACGGCAGAGCGATTGTTTTTTGGAGAGCCATGATTAGTTGTATTCGGTGAAGTCGAGATTGAACCGATAATTGCCCGCACCAATGTTGCTGCCGTCCAACGTCGCCGCGCGAACGTAAGCAGTCGATGAACTATTTGAGGCGTTATCAAAATCGTAAGCGGCAATCAGGTTTGCATCGCTCGCGCAACCACCGACACCGACGTCGGGCTTCGTCGAGAATCCACGGTTGGAAATGTCCACAGAGAATGTCTCGGTTGGCGAAGGTGAACCACCACCAAGCGCGACGACGTGCGATGCCTGAAACACGGCTTGAACTTGGCGCACGCTCGATGCGGCGGATGCTCCGGTCTTGATGCCGCTCACGCTCACGTCGCTCTTGTCCTGCGCGCTGACCGTACCAGCTCCAAGAAAAGCGTTGTCAGCGGCCAAGCCGACATACACCCATGCCGACGCGACGCCGCTGCGATTGACTGCGCGCAAGAAAGTAAATCCGGTTGAAGGAGTCGCCGCATATAAACACATTGTGTTGGCCTTGGTTGAGACCAACGAGTTTGATCCGCCAGCTTCTCCGAACCAAGTGTATGACGTGTCGCTACTATTGTTTGTAGATACGGCTTTGATTTCGTAGTGATCAAAATCCGTCTCGCTGTTCGGAGTCCAAGATGCGCGCGTGCCAAAGTAATACTCGCGCGTGCTCTCGATGAGCTTAGGCGTCACTCCGATCTTAGACAGACCTGAACCGCTCGGCGTAGCCGGTGCCGTTGAGTTGTTAGGCGCGGTCTGCGTGCCACCGCTGACGATGTTACTCGCGATGCCGAACGCGCTGAACGCTTGCACGGCAATTTCGTAAGTCACGTTCGGCGTCAGGTCGTCGATTGAGGACGTGCTTCCGCCGGTGCTGCGCTGGTCTGCGACAATCCATCCCGCCGTTCCGCTCTTGCGGTAAAGCACGTTCATGATGACGCAGCGCGTTGTGAACGCTGGCACATTGACGACGATGCGCGCGAGCGTCGTGCCGTCGCCGCTCAAATAAGTTCCGGTCGTGTTTACCGTTGGCGCACTTGGGTCGGCTGGCGGCGTGCTGTCCGTCTGCCCAGCGGTCACGGCAACCGCTGTCGCGCTCGCGCCGGTGCTCTTTGCGCTTTGATTCTCGCTGCGGTCGTAGGCTGAAATCCAGTAATAGTAAATCGTGCCAAGCGTGAGATTGACGTCCACGAATCGGCTCGCTCGCGTCTCGGCAATCTTCGTCGCGCCGCCCGAATCGTTGCTCGTGTTACGCCAAACGCCGTACTCGCCGAAGTCGGGTTCAGTGTTGTCGTCCCAGTCGAGCGATATGATTTGCCCAGTTCCGGCGATGGCAGTGAGTCCGGTCGGTGTCGCTGGCGGCGTAGTGTCAGGCGCGACCGTGACCGAGCTAGTGACGTAACTCGTGCTGATCTTGAAATACGATTCGCCGAAGATTCGCACGTCATAGTTGGTGCCGATCTTCACGTCGCTGCTGATGTAATCTTCCGTCTGCGCGCCTTCGACTCGGCTCCACGTCAGGTAAGTCGTGCTCGTGCTCGGCTTGTATTCGATGACGACGGCGCCGCCGCTTTGGATGAACTCCTCGGCTGGCGGCGTCCACTTTACTTTGATGCGCGGAACCGCGGTGCCGTCGGCTTGGATGAATTGCGTGGTGCCGTCTGCGGTGAGTGCGAGACTTGATGGCGCGCCGAGCGTGAACGGGTCGGGCAAGGTCGTGTTCGGAGAGTCGGCGACATAAACCTCGTCGGCCACCGTCCACGAGTAAACCGACGACGCGGTTTCGCGCAGAGTCATGTCAATGTAAAGCTGCGGCGGATTGCCGTCGGTAGCAAAATGCCACTCCATCACCTCGAAAACCTTCGACGACCAACCGAGCTTTGCGTTAGTGATCATGACCGTGTCGCCCGCGCGAACCTGCATTGCTTCGAGACGGAATCTAGCCGTGAAAGTAATCTCCTCGCGCGCGCGTCTCAGCTCGATGACGGCCAAGCGTTGAGCGCAGGATGAGGAGGTCGTGAACGGAAGCACAACGTCGCGGTAATAGCGAATACCATTATCGTTATCGACGTAGGTCGTCGACGAGATCGTAGGAAAGTCGGAGACCTGCCAGCCGTTGCCTTCGCTGACATAAACGCCTTTCACCGAGTTTACGCGGTCGCGCGCGCTTGTGCGTGTCTGGATGTTGAGCGGGCCCACGAAGTGCTTTTCGGTGAGCGTCACCGTTGGGATGCGATAGCCGCCAGCGTAAGCCACTATCTTGCCGCCAGAGTACGCGATGAGTCCGCCCATCGCCGAGAGGAGCTTGCCGATGTTCTCGTCGGGCGATGCGCTTGTGGCAATGACGCCGTTGCACTCGTATCGGTTTTCGTAGGTTGCCGGTACCGTAATCGGCTTCACCTCGACATCCTCGTCGCAGATGTTCGCGGCTGCATTGATCGCGGTGACGTCAATCTCGGTCGCGTCCATGCCCATGCCGACAGCCGAGTCGGTGAGATAGTCACGCAAGCACAGTGCAGGATTGGCCGAGTAAGCCGTCGTGCTCGTGCGCGTATCGAGTACCTTCTTGCCTTTGATGACTGCCGAGATGTTCGGAATACCGCTCGGAAATTTCTCGGTGTCCCAAGTCAGGCGGACGTATAGGTAAGCTATGCCAGACAGCTTGTGGTCGCTCGTCCATTTTCCGTCCGTCAGACTGGCCGTGTCGTTGATTAGATCGGTGTCCGCCGTCTGATAGGATTCGCCTAGATGCTTATTCACGCGCGCAACGCCGTTGTAGAAACCTGTCGGCGTATTGCTTACAAGCGGCACGAGATCGTCGTTGAAATAAACCTCCTCGATTTCTTGGATTTCGTGGCCAGCCAGAGCAACAACGATGTGCAAATACTCGTTACTGCTTCCAGTCGTGGACATGTAAACCACGGTGCCAGACGCACGGCAGCGACCATAAATCACGTTGCGCGCAGCAATAGGCGAGCGCACCATCTGCGAGCGTTGAGAGAGCGAGGCGTCGGTGTAGCTCGGAGCCTTTGGCGCGAGGAGCTTAGACGCCGCCATTGATGCCGCTGTAATGGCAACAAAGTTCAGCACGGTCGTGATCGCCGTGGCGATTGCAACGCTGTTAAAAGCGTTCATGAGCGCGACCCAAACGAAAGGATTAGCGAAGACTGGCATGATTAGATTTTCCAGAAGCGCGTTTCCGCGCCGTCGTTTAAGTTTGCGAATTTAAGTCCGTCCTTGCCGACAAAGGCTGCATTTGATCCCAGCACGATACCCATCGTGTCACCGTTGCCACAGTCGCGCACCGCAATGTCGCCGCGCCCAGCGAATCCTTGGCCGATTGCTTTGAATCCTAGAGGATTGAAGTGCGTCTCGATGGTTCCGATTAGCCCGCCGTGATTCTCAAGCACGCGCACGCCCGAAAGCGCGCTGTTGTAGGTGCCGCGCAGAGTTGCCGCTGGGTCGAGTCCGGTGCAAAGCTCAATCCAGTCGGCTCCGAATAAGCAGCAATCGTTCACGCCCCAAGCGAAAGGCTCGTTGCGTTTGCGGTCGATGTAGGCGGCGAGAGCTTCCGGCCAGTTGGCGCAGCGTGTCGGCATGGTTAATCGTAAGTTGTCGGGCCGTAATTGCCGCCACCGCTATCATCAACCGGAGCCGAGAACTTAGCATTGCCCCAGTAAATTTCCTTTTCTTGAATCGAGTTTACGAACTCTAAACCCTTGTCGCCTGAGTAAAGGTTTTTCTGTTCCTCGTCCGTGTATCTCACTTCGCGCGGACGCCGAAAATCCACCAGCTTATTTTCGGCAGTCATGCCAATCGTCGCGTTCTGGCCGTCGTCGTTGATGCTCATCACGTCCATGCGACCAGAAAAGATCGTGATTGGCGTCGAGACTAGCGCACCGCTGGAATCGAGCGCGCCGAACATCACCGAGCACGCCTTGCCTTGGTAGTTCTCGGAGAGAGCGACGGCAATCATGGCAGTCGGTACGCCTGAGAGCTGCATCGTGATGCCACGCGCGGCAAGGTCGGTCGTCTCCTCGACTGGCGAGATCGTGCCGAGCGTGCCAATTCCGAGGTAGCCGGTGCCAGCATAGGTGATCGTGCCGTAACCGCTCCAAAGATTCACCGGAGTTTCGAACGAGAGCGACGCGAGAATGATCGGCGAGAGTTGCGACGCGCTTACCTGCGTCGTCATGTCGTTGCTGAGAGAGCGTCCTGCGGTGGTGATGCTCATTGCGCGACGTCCTCCATCACGTTAAATGACACGCCGTAAAACTTGGCCGTGTCGATGCTCCATTGCGTCGAAGGCTCGGCGAGACGGAACACGCCTCTTGCCGCTCGAAAAGGCGATACGGCTGGGCTGTAAATAATTGAAGTGCCGCCAGCGTAAGACGAGCGCAAGACTGGAAACACGTCCACGGATGACGACGAGTTGACCTGCACTATCTTGTAAAGAGAGGTGCCAATTTCAATCCAATCACCCGCAGCAAACGTGGTTCCGCCAGTCGCGCCGCTAAAGGTTAGAGTGGTGCCATTAGCCGTAGCCGATGACACGGTAAGCGTGCCAGTCACGGTGCCGCGTGGCGTCGGGTTGGCGAAGTCTTGAAAGTAGAACGTGCCGCGCTGCGCCATGAGCAGAAACGACACGACCTGCTCTGCCGCGGTGCGCGTCATTGGCGGACAATCCACGGTGCCAAGCCAGCCTTGACCGCTCCAGTTGTATTGCTGCACCTGCATCGTGAACGGCGAGACGTTGCGCGAGACTGCGCTGAGTCCGGTCAAGGATAGGCGCGAGGCTTCAAGCGCAGCGGGCGGCGTGAGTGGATAGGAGATTGCCATGATGTTTACGCGAAGGCTGAACGATACGCGCCACCACGGCGCACCATGTCTGGAATCTCGGCTTTGAGGCGGCGACGTTCTTGCTCTAAGATTGGCGCGAGTTCGCTGCGCGTGACGCCGGCGGCGATGTTGTAGTTCACATTAATCGAAGAACCAGCGGAGCCGCCACCTTGATTCATGTTGGAGTTTGAAACGATAGAGCCGCTGGCGTGTGGCACGAATAGTTCTGGGCCGCGTTCTCCGACGACGTAAGGACTGTTCGCGGAGACTGGGCCACCGTTTGCGCGCATACCAAATGCCCCTTTAATTGCACCACTAATTCCTGTTGCAAGAGGTGAAGTGACGGTTTGTTGAAACACCATACGCATTAAATCCATTCCAATTGCTTTGATCGTTTCGCTGAGTTTTTTTCCGCTAAAGATCGCATCCTCAAATCCTTGGGCGATGATCATTCCGGCGTCGTCAATCATCTGGAGTTCTTTCATTGCGGCATTAACTTTTTCCATTTCTTCCGATGTTAGGCCCAATGACTCAACATACATTTTTTGAGCTTCAGTTTCAGCGACAAATTTATTGCCAACCAAATCAATGGCTTTTGCGTATTCCAGTTTTGTAAGCAATCCATCGTCGGATAGCATCTTCAATTCTTTTAAGGCGTTAGTGTAATCAAACATCGGATCAATCGCCGATTTGTAAGAGTCCGCAATAGACTGCATGGACTTCTTTTCAGCAGTCTCTTTATCTTTTCCACTCCGGTATTCAGCATTTAATTTTTGTTGAGCTGAAAGCATTGCATCAAAATCATCTTCTGATTTTTTTAGCAATTCATTAAGTGTTTTAATTCTACTAATTCGAGCACTCTCTGCATCAATTTTTTTTTGTTTATCTAAAGATTCATTTATCGCATCAATTTTGTTTTTAATAAGTTCATACTTTTCCTCAAGCATAGTTTTTTCTAATTTTTGCTCAGGACGTAGATCAACAATCATCGTAGTAGATGTTTGCCGCTTGTTCTTATCCATAAAACGTCCAATTTCTGGCCCAACTGTAATTTTCCTCCATTCAGCCGTCTCTTTATACATATCCAGATTTTTCTGAATAACGGCTTTTTCTTTTTCTAAAATGTCGAGCTGATCAGTTGGTTTTTGTTTTTGAAAATACAATTCCTTTTGTGTCTCAACCTGTCTTTTTAGAATCGTATCAATCTGTTCTTCGATTTTTTTAACTTCATCCATGCGGTCGGTTATTTTTCCGACGAGTGCATTGATAATTCCAAAAACTGAACCAACTCCAAATCCAGTCATAATCGCTCTGGATAGTAATTGACTGCTTTTGGCTAGTCCTTGCAGCGAGTTTTGCACGCTCGCAAATGCCTGTTTTGTGGCATCAACCGCCCTGAGTGTGAATGTAGCTTCAGCTGCCATGTTGTTTTCTCAGTCGATTTTGGTGGTTAATATAAGCAAGCCAGCCGTTCATTTCGTCGGCTGGCATTGCGAGGACTTCGTGAGCGAATTTGCCGAGACGTTCAGCGATGGCATAGACGGCGAGGAGGTCGGCACCTTCATCGCCGCCGATTAGTTTTTTAAGTCGTCGAGCTTCGCGGAGCTGTCCGCAAGAATCTCATTAGCGACGCGTGCGACAACATTGCTGTCGGCCTTGTTGAGTAAAGTCGGCTTGTGCTCGATAGTGAACAGCTTCTTTCCGCTCTCGTCCGTGGCCTTCATGATCAAAATGTCCACGAGCAAATCCATATCGTTGTTCTGAGACTTTTTATAAACTCGGTTTTTCTCGGCCAAGGTCATTGGCGACGAGAAGATCACGAGTTTCCATTCAGGAACTTCGATACGCTTAGTGCCGAGGTTGTTGAAGTGTTCGCGGACGAGGTCGATTGCTTCCATGTGTGTGTTTTGTTTTGTGTTTTCCTAGCGTTAAACGGTCAGGGTCGAGAGCGCACCGTTGCCTTCAAAGGCAATCGAGCCTTCGACAAGACCATCGAACGAAGCCGAGACGTCGAACTTCGTGACAATAGCCGAACCGCTGTAATAAACGTCCGAGGACGTCGCGCCTTCTGGGTAAAGGTTAAGCGTAACGGTCGAGCCGATGGTGATGAGAAGTTGGCCGGCGTCGGCTTCGTCCCAGTAGAGATCGCCGGATGCGCTCCAAGTTTTCATTGAGCCTTGACGCGTGCGGTAGATGTCGCCGATCACGCTGTCCTCGACGGTGTCAGAGGAGTGCGAGAGCGAGTAATTGCGGAGTTCACCGATGGTGGTGGTCGAGATTTTGATAAGGCCATCGCGGCCAAGTTTGGTAGCCATATTAGTCAGTGGTTAGATAAATTGCGTTAAAGGTATGACGAGCACTTCCCCAACGAGATGACTCGTCAGGCTCGATCACATATTCGACATTCGTCAAATGAAGGTCTTGGCAAGCGCCTCCGAGCGTAACGTCGGCCAAAACTGCCGCCTCGACCGCAGCGGAGCCGGTGTCGAAAAGATCGTCGATCAGGTAAGTGCCGCTCTCCGCCGTGAAGTAATCCACGACGAGTTGAAGCTGGCGATACTGCGTGCGATTGCTTGGGCCGAGAGTGCGGACTTCGATTTGCTCGGTGACGGCATAGACCGCAGCCGACGGAAAGCTAATGCTGGCAAGCGTATTGTTTCGCCCGCGTAGGATATTGGCCGTGGGCACGACCAGAGCGGACGTGAGTGCGGTTGCGGTGGCGTTGCGAATGTTTGTGCGTGTGCTCATGCTTCTTTGTTATAGGTCACGACTCCAGAGGATGAAATTTTGGCAAAGCCTAAGTTCACGGCTCGATTGACAAGAATCGCGTTCACTTTTGAGAGAGTGATTTTTTCACGAATACGAAACGCACTATCAACCGCGCGCTGCAAATCGGGAATCTTATTCCCAGAAGTTGAGGCAATGACATAAGGATTGGTTTTGAAATTCGACTGAACTCGACCGGCCTTTGACGAGAATTTACGAATCCATGCAGGAACGCGAATACCGCAAGACAACGCAGCGGACGCAAAACCAGCTTTTCCCCAGCCGACTTTTGCTTGAACGTATTTTAAATAAGCATCAGCCGATTGATCTGAAATCCACATCTGATCTTGAACCTGCCAGCGACCAACTTTGCTGCGAGAAACTGCTTTCGGTCGCCCGCGAGAATTTAGATTCTGCTTATGCCATGTTTCCATTTCGGAAATCGAAGCACCTTCTTTCCAGAATTTGCGATAGATACCAATGCGCTTGTTGTTCTTAAATTCGTTACCAAGTTTGATGTAGGCAAATTCGCTCCGCTTTCTCTTTGGCTGAATCTCTTTTGAATTACCGATGCGCTGAAATAGACCGATGCTGACTTCCTTGCCTAGGTTTCTGCCGCCGAACAAGTCGCCCTTAATTGCGTTTTCTCCTTGTTCCTGCGCGTTTTTACTAAGTCCGCTGGCCTTTGCTTTTTGAATAAATCCACCGCCAACCATGCGAACCATATCACCACCGCTGGTTTTCTCGCCAGTCGGAGGAGTGATTTGCATGATAGTTTTTGCGAGATTTCCTCCCTCTTGCTTTATCACTAAACCGAGATCGACGTTTGCAGCAGCAGCTAGACGCGCCAATGCGAAATCCAGCTTCGTCGTATCTGTTCCGATAAA